GGCACTTTGACTGTTCTGTTTGCTGGGAACAACAAGCTGTTTAAACTCAGTGGCACAAGTGTTGTTGAGTTGACCTATGGGGGGGGAGGTACTGCCCCAACAATTACCGCAAGTAATTGGCAGTGTGCCTCTTTGAATGGAATCACATATTTCTTCCAAACAGGACATGATGCACTTGTTTATGATCCTGCTGTTAGCACCACTACATTCAAGCGTGTAAGCGAGAAAACTGGTTATGTGGCTACTGTTCCACAAGCCAACATTGCTATCTCTGCTTATGGTCGTTTGTGGGTGGCTAACACCACTGCTGACAATGTAACTGTCTACTTTTCTGACCTGTTAGCTGGTCATGTCTGGTCAACAGGAACATCTGGTACTTTGGATGTTTCCAGAGTTTGGCCTAATGGCTCAGATGAAATCACTGGCTTGGCGGCTCACAATGGGTTCTTGTTGATTTTTGGTAAGCGTCAAATCCTGATTTATGCTGGTGCAACTACGCCATCAAGCATTACCTTAAGTGACGCTGTGAGCAACATTGGTTGCATTGCTAGAGACTCCATTGCCAACACAGGAAGTGATGTGATTTTCCTGTCAAACAGTGGCATTCGTTCGTTCCTGAGAACCATTCAAGAGAAGTCTGCTCCTTTGCGCGACTTGTCTAAGAATGTCCGCAATGACTTGATGACGATTGTGAACGCTGAGACATTGGCAAACATCAAGGCAGTCTATTCAGAGTCAAATGCTTTCTACCTGATTAACTTCCCAACTGCAACGCAGACCTATTGCTTTGATACCAAGGCGGCTTTGCAAGATGGTTCTTCACGGGTAACTGTGTGGGATTCCATCACTCCAACTGCTTTCCTTGCTAAACGCAATGGGGACTTGTTGATTGGCAAGAATGGTTATGTGGGCAAGTATGGCACTTACCTTGACCATGCAAGCACATACCGATTGCAGTATTTCACGACTTATGCTGACCTGGGACAGCCCAATGTCACATCCATCCTGAAGCGCATCTCTGTGGTGGTTATTGGTGGCTCAAGCCAAGGCTTTATCATCAAGTGGGGATATGACTTCTCTGGTCAGTATTACGCCACCACATTGCAAATTCCTCAGTCTACTGTTGCTGAATATGGTACTGCTGAGTATGGGGCAAATGGTGTTCCTGTTGCCTACTACTCAGATGGAATTTCTTTGCAGACTTTGGTCGGTCAAACATCAGGTTCTGGCAAGACTGTGCAAACGGGTTATGAAGTACAGATCAATGGGTATCCTGTGAGCATTCAAAAGATTGAGATTCAAGCCAAGAACGGCAAACTGGTTTAAGGAAGAAACATGGCAAATTACACCAAAACCACCAACTTTGCGGCTAAGGATGCTCTGTCGCCAGGGAATGCAAGCAAGGTTGTTAAGGGAACTGAGATTGATACTGAGTTCACCAACATTCAGACTGCCATTGCAACTAAGGCAGATGGAACCTTCACAAATTTCAGTTTTGTTGAGAGTGGTTCATATTTGTACATCAGGGCATCAGGAACAGATGTGATGAAGATTGATACGTCAGGCAACCTGACTGTGTTGGGCAACATTGTGGCTAACGGCACTGTCTAATGAACGCAGTACAAAACAATCTCAATGTAACTTGCAAGTGCTTGCAGATTCTTTTGGCATTGGGGGATTGATATGGCAGCATTTAGCGCATTTCGAGAAAGATTAGATGCGGCACTTGCCGCCAGCCAAGTTCCAGCGGAAACATCTGCACCTAAAGAAAACATTATTCCAAAAGTTGGAACACCAACTTGGAACTATGCCTATGAGGACAATAGAGCCGCAAGCATAACTGGATCAGATGGAAAAGAGTATTTCTTTGTTCCGCAAAGCTATGTCCAAAAAGGACAGGTTCAGGGAGATTTTCAACAATACAATAAAAAGTTTCTTGACCCAAACACATTCAAAAATGCAGTTGCATTTGAGTTGCCAGAAGGGATGCAATCAAGACTAGAGAACAAAGGCTTTCTTTGGCCCGCTGATGAGTTTAATAAATTAGGGCTAGAGCAATATGGTGGCTATACCATTGATGAAAATAATCCACCAATTGTTGGCCTAGGAAATCCGCATCCAAGTATGCAAGTTGGTGCGCCAATTTCATACATTACACAGCCAAAACTTGCCCCTGGTGGTGAGCGTGTTCAACAAGATTGGATAACTAGTGAAGGAAGAACTGGTGGTCTTGGTCAATATGCGTATTACAAATATCAAGGCCCATTAGCGGATGCCGCCCGTGGTGGATTACAGGCAATTGGCCCACTTGCTCCGCTTTTGTTGGAATATGCCGCTCCTGGCATGGGATTAGGTTTTGCTTACGCTGCTGGAAATGCTGCTGGTAAATTGGCAACAGGACAGCCTGGGTCTGCTGAGACATTAGCAACATCTGTTATTTTGTCTCAATTGGGTGTTGGGTCTGGTGTTGCAGAAGCTACTGGTTCTACTGTTGCTGGGCAAGTTGCTCAAGGAACTGCCACAGGATTACTAACTGGAAAAACTCCAGAACAAGCACTTACTGGTGCCGTACAAGGCGTTGCAATTGATAGCCTTATGCCAAACCAAGGCGCAACAGTAAAGACAGAACAAGAGGTTCTTGCTGGACAACAGGATTTGCAGAATCAGTTGGCTCCTTATGAGTCAACAATCCCACCAAGCACAACTGCATTTGATACAACAACTGATATTTCAGACACATCTGGGTTTGATATACCCACACCAACACCACAAACACCGATTACTGGAAATACTGGAGGAAATATGGCAACCTACGATGAAGAGATGAATGCTCCTGCGACTGAGCTAGAGGATACCACTCCTTTTAATTACACTCCTGAAGAACAGCAATTGATTTATCAGTTGGCGAAAGAAGCTGGCGGTACTCAAGAAATAAGTGATGCGTATGCCGCACTCAGTCAATCGGCACAACAAACAGCAAAGCAATCTGGATTAACAATTGGAAATGTATTGAAGTTTTTTCAATCAAATCCAAATGTTACAAAAGGATTAATTGGTGCTGGAGTAAGTGCTGCTGGTGGTTTGTTGACCAATCAAGCCAATGTAGAAGCGGCACGAATCTCTGCTCAAGCAATGCGGGATGCTGCGGCAACAGCGGCAGAGGCTCAAAGGTTTCGTCCTGTTGGCGTTACCACTCGCTTTGGTCAATCACAGTTTGGGTTTGATCCTACAACTGGTCAATTGACAAGTGCTGGTTATCAGTTAACTCCAGAACTCAAGGCGATGCAAGACCGCATTATGGCATTGTCTGGTCAAGGTTTGACTGAGGCAGAACAGGCGGCTGGTCGGTATGCTCCTTTGACTGCTGGCGCACAGGGCTTGTTTGGCCTGGGTCAACAGTATCTGGCTCAGTCTCCTGAACAAGTTGCCGCTGACTACATGGCAAAGCAACAGAACTTGTTGGCCCCTAGTCGTGAGCGTCAGTTTGCTCAGTTGCAAAACCAGTTGTTCAATACTGGTCGTGGTGGATTGTCTGTGGGTGCTACTGGCGCTCGTCCAAGTGGTGCGGCTGGTTTGGGTGCGGCATCTCCTGAAATGGAAGCCTATTACAACGCTTTGGCTCAACAAGATGCGGCATTGGCAGCACAGGCAACTCAAGCTGGTCAACAACAGGTTCAGTTTGGTGCTGGCTTGCTAGGCTCTGGTGCTAACTTGCTTGGAAGCTATACACAAGGCTTGACGGGTGCTTATTCGCCATTCAGCACTGGAATTGGCGTAGGTTCATCGTTAGAGTCTTTGGGTCAAGCACCTTTGGATATTGGCGCACAGTTGGGTGGCAGGTCTGCCCAGGCTGGTGGAAATGTTGGACAATCTTTGTTGCAAGGTGGTTTGTTGGGTGCTAGAACGACTCAGGCGGCATCTGGTGTTAGCCCTTTTGGAACCGCATTGACAGGTTTGGCAAATAGCCCTGAAGCACAACAAGCATTGGCACAGTGGTTGAGCAATCCTGAAAAAAGAACTCAAGCATAATTTCTAAGGAATAATCATGGCAGAACCAAATATTGTCGGAAGTTTGTTTGGGGTAACTCCTGAGTTGTATCAGCAACAGCGTGACTTGGCACAACAAAGTCAAGCAATGGCGTTTGCTCAACAAGACCCTCGCACACAAGCAACCTATGGGTTGTATCGTGCTGGGCAACAGTTGGGTGGTGCAGTGGGTGGATTGATGGGCGCAGAAGACCCTCAGATGCGTTTAATTAGCCAACGAAATGCCTTGGCAAAGCAGATTGACATGAATGATCCTGAGTCCATCATGCGTGGCGCACAGATGGCTGCACAGTCTGGAGACACAGTAGCGGCAAGCACATTGGCTGACTATGCTCGTAAAGCGGCTAGTGATTTGGCTTTGATTCAGCAAAGACTGCGTGAGAGACAGGGCGTTGACCCAATTCAGCAGTTAATACGGGCTGGTAAACACACTCCACAGAGCATTGATTTGTATTCAAAGAGTGGCAACATTAAAGACCTAGAACTTATTGAAAAGCCAGAAAAAGGGCCAACTCCAACAGAGATTGAAAAGCTACAACTATATCGTGAACGATTGATTGATGGTGGTGCTCCTGCCTCTAAAATTGCAGAAGTTGATGCCATTATCAAGGCAGCTTCTACTGGAAGAGGTACAGTTGTTCAAAACATCATGCCTGACTTTCCTGGGGACAAGAAATTTGCTGACATTCCAGCGTTTAGGTCAAGTGTGCAAAAGACTGTTGAGCCAATGTCAAAAGTTGTTTTTGCCACAGACAATGCTTTGACCAACATAAATGACTCAATTAAAACAAATAACTTTGCTTCTTTTAGGGCGGCACAGGTGCAATTCGCCAGGGCAATTGCTGGCTCTGGTGATTTAAGCCAAAAAGAGTTGTTGGCAGCGGGTGCTGATCCTGCAATCTTGGGTGGAACAGCAGACTATATTTCTAGGCTGTTTAGTTCAACTCCAACCATAGATACGCAGAACAAAATAAAAAGCACTTTAGGGGCAATTAGGACTGTTTCGGTTAACAAGGCAAATGAAGAAATTGATCGTCAACGCAAAATTGCTTTGAGAAACAAGAACTACAACCCTCAAGATGTTGAGACAGCATTAGATTTCCCTGAGTTTAAAAAGCCAATGGGTGGAACTGGGCCATTTACTGATGCAGAAAAAGAACAGCGTTATCAAGAATACAAGCGCAAACAATCTGGAGCAAAAGAATGACTGAACAAGAAGAGTTTGAGTTTCGTTTGCGCCTGGAAAGTGAACAGGCTGCTCCAGTTCAACCAACTACTCCTAGTTCTGAAGGCTACTTAGCAGAAGC